ATAGCTTTTATTTCATCGCCTACGTTATTAGTACCAAATGTACCTTCTGTTCCAATAGCGTTAGCCCCTGCATCATTTACAGTTTCTGATTGCAAAACATCGATTAAATTATTTCTATCCTCTTGATTAGCTTCTGCTCTTGAATCAAAATTACTTTGTATTTCAGTATAATCAGAAGCAACTTTACCATAATCTCTAACTTGATCTATATGATTGAAAATAAAACTCGTTATTTTGCTAATTGTTTTTTTAGCCATTATTTCACCTCTCTTTGATAATTGAATTTTAAATCGATCGAGATTATACCCATTTTTTCATCAAGAACATCATTTTTTAATCTCACTTGTAAAAAATTAGCTTTTTTAATTCTTATTTTTTCTGTGATAACTATTGGAAATATATTTGCACCATATGTGAAATCTTCTCCATATGTGAAACTCTCTCCATAAGTTAATAATGATGCCGATCCTGTTTCTATTTCAGAAAACAAGTTGTCATTAACATCTGTTCTTATAAATAATGTTGCTGATGTGCTAACCTCTGATTTTAAAGTATAAAATATTTTGTCTATTAATTTTAGACTAGTATATGTGTCGAATGTAAATAGCTTAGTATCCATATAAGCATCTATTGCAGCCTCATTGTCATTATATAATTGATTATCAAAAACATAAACTTTATTATCTGTTTTACTTCCTAAATAAATCAATCCGTCTATCAATTTAACACAATTGAATGGCATGTTGGTCCATATAAACCATTCTCCGACACCTTTATTATCTAAGTACCTGTAATCATATACCCATGCAATTTCAAGTTCAGGATTGAATAACATATATTTCTGATCATAATCAATTGCAATATATTTATCTAGTTCACCAGATTGTAATATTCCTTGTCTACCAATTATATCAAAATTTCTATCTATTCTATCAGAAATATGTTTAATATTTCTTTCATCCTTTACACCTGTGCCACCTACATATTTATATATACCTTTTTCAGTAACAAAGGTAGGTGAGTTGTCTATTATTTCTATGCTATCAGTAGCTGAAAACAAGACATTGTAGGTAACCGGTTTTCTTTTTAATAAGAAAATTCCTGTTGTTGAATCGTATTCTAATGCAGCAACATATATTTCTCTGTGTTTAAATACAACTTGTGTTGTATATTGAGTTGCATATCCTAGTATTGGATCTGATTTATCCCCTACTGCATCAAAGTTATTAACCGGAATATAAGTTGCATCATCTATTCCACTTCTGTAATCTACATTAGGAATATCTGAATTGCCTGCTAAGAACACTCTTGTATCATTTGCTCCACCAAACACATGAAATATAGTCATCTTATTGATTTTTTCTGTATTACCTGCTTCTGTTCTTTCTGCTTGTGCTTCAACTAAATCTTCATCAGTTGGTACTCCATATGGAGCTGATCCACCTGAAAAGTCGATAGTTGCATTGGTTCTATTAACGGTAAAGTCCACAGTTTCCACAAGTGTTGTTGATAAGTTTATTGTAACCACAACTTCAGCAGCATCTAATGGTATAGGAGTTCCTGAATCATCTAGCCCATCAAATTGGAATAAACTTGCTGCTCCATCAGCAACCCATGTTTGTTTAAACTTCGGTGTCATCATATTAGTTTGCTCGAATGATGTTCCTCCGCCTGCTGGTGGTGCATTTATTGTTACTGTTGGTACATATGCAATTTCAGATACTAACTTCGCATCTGTTCCATCATATTCAACGTATTCTTCACCATTTAAAAAATAAAACTTGTCATTAAAAGCAAAGCCTCTTACTTTTAATTCGTTTGTGAATGTATATAATGGTCCTGTTAGAGTTGCACCTACTTGTTTCCAAATTTCTTTTCCAAATACGAACAATATTTCTGATCCTGATATTTTATTGAATTTAAATATTCCATTTACTTTTCCTGCTACTGAAGATTTATCTAAATATTCTTTGTATCCAAACCTTTTATCAATGGCCCCTCTATCATCTAGTACCATATTTTGCAAATCTGTGAACCTATTATCATCTATTTGACTGAAAGTCGAAGATAAATCAAGTCCACCAAACTGCTGCAATCTTTTTATTTTCTTTTGTACCGGTCTTGCTCTATTTCTAATAGCCATAATTTACACCCAACCATAAGAATCGGCAACCGTTTCAACGCCTGTTACTCCTGAATTGTCGAAATCATTTAACAATTGATAAAATTCTTCTCTAAATAGTCCTGCTATATATGGATCTTCATCACTCTTAACTAAATAACATACATACATTATCATTATTTCAATTGCTTCTATGTCTATTTCAAAGCTATAAGTATCATCATATAGATTAGGATTAGTATCATCATTAGGTACATCATCGGGATATTTGTAGTAATATACTTCAAATTCACCTTTTAAATCATATCTAAATACAATTACATTAGAGTTTTCACTTTCTGAAAATTTATAATCAGCATTGTATAATTCTGTATCATCTTCTGAAAAAATAACTTTATCAATTTGATAAAATGTTGACTTCAATTCGTGTTCCTGGTACGGTTGATAATTAGGTATTAGATCCACACTTGGGAAATTCTCCTCAAACAATGCCATATATCTGAAAGAATAGTAAAATGATCCACTGAATCTTAATCGTATACTGTTTTCTGCATCACTTGCTACAATTAGACCTTTATAACTTTTAAAACCCACACCACTCGTGTTGACGTGTACAATGGTATCTAATATAGTCCATACACCTGGTGCGGTTTCTTCTTCTATATAAATTGTTGAATCACTTGATACTTCAAAGTAATATGATTTTGCCCCTATTGCTGAATAATTTAGATCTTCTGTCTTGTGTTCGTTAGTCGAAAACTGATACCCTAACAAATTATCAATCGAATTTTGAACAATGTTTTCTTTTGCGTTTATCTTTTTCTTAGTTGCTACTAACTTCTGTGCTGTATCAAAGTAAGTATTCATTGGTAGTGTATAATCTAAATTTTTACTAGGTGCAATTACATTACCGGCATTCGAATACTCTCTTATTAATTTTATTACTTTAGTTTTTGCTTCTCTTAGCAACATTTAATCACCTACCTAACAATTTATCGAAAAAAGTTTTTTTCTTTTCTATTTTAAGCTCTTTCCATTTATATCCACAATCTAAACATTGCTTAATAAAATGAGTTCCGGTTGTTTCTATAATTCTATTATTTTCATGTTCGCACATCGTATCACTCCTTAAAATAAATCTTGAAATTTCATAAATGCTTTAAAATCAAAATTAGTTGATGTTGTCGAATATACAAAAATTGCAACTTCTCCTGGATGTAACAGATCTAAAAAACTAATATTTTTCGGAAAATTTAAAACAAAACTGCTTAATTTCCTAGCATTAGTAAAATCTACTACCGCATCATCACTTACTGATAATACAGAAAAACCAAGTCGAACCGGTGTATAGGTTCCACTTATAACATCATCAATAGGAATGGCGTATAAGTTTATATCTACTAGCTTATTGGCTCCAATTCCTTCAAATGCTATCTGCAATAGTTGACTACTAATTGAATTATTAAATTCTCTAGTTGTAGGAATTGCATTAATATCAAAATAATCGTACATTTCAACAACTAATGGATTCTTGAACGAAAATATAGTTTGATTGGTTCCGCTTGTTGCAGTAAATGAGCGTTCATAAGTTTCTATTCTAGCATTAGGATCTATTGTAGTTCCACCGTTAATGGTTCCAGCTTCAAAACTACCATTTAATAATGTTATATTAGTAGTATTTCCTTCATTTCTAACAAAAGAACTTACCGGTAAATCAGGTTTTTTCACTGAAGTAACTCTTTGTGCATAAGTTTGTCTATGAAATCTTTTAAATACTTCATTAACTGTATCTCTCCAATATAAATTCGTTGGAGCTACCCCTAAATATCCGGCTTCTAAGCGATATATTATCAAATTGTTCATATTTTCCGGTAATTCACCGTTGTAATCAAACCATTCTTCGACACCGCCTCTTAATAATATAAAACCATATTCTAAAACGTTATTTCTACGCCTTTGAGCTAAAAACCAACCTTCTGAATAATCGCCAAGTCCCATTCCGCATGTATAATCACCGTTTGAATCTTCTATTTTAGGAAATGCAGCGGTAAATTTTGCAAATATAGGAGCACCTGGTTCATATCTAACACGTGTTTTTGATATTAACTTAAACGATCCGTTTGCATCTGTTCCGGTTCCAATTTCAAAAGTACTTTCATTTTCTTGTACTTTCATATATCCGGTACCAACAATAGTTGGCAAAGGTGCTCTTAGATTGAGTCCCATATCCCATTTACCAGATATTTGGGCCTTTTCTTGTGCTATAACCATATCAGCACCAAAGACTGTGCCTTGTGGTTTACCGTTTACATATGTTGTCCCTTTTCCATCATTGTGTTTAATTATACCAGCCATATTACACGCCCTCGTAAACCCAGATTTGAATTACTGCTGCCCCTCCGTCTTGTATTATTCTTAATTCGTTGCCAACAGTTTTAGATCCTGCATTAAATTCTCTATAATCACCAGCGGCCATTTTATTACCATAAGTCGCAGGACTTTCACCGCTTGCAATTAAAATGTTTCCGCTCATTACTTCTATTGCAATGGGTAACCCGGTTATATCATAATCATCTGTTAAAACAATAATAGTTGTACTTACTGCTACCGCCGGTATTGTTTTACTTAATCTTAAAAAACCATTCAATGCTCTCATTACTCACCTCTCAATTCTATTAGATGCGCTCTTAATACTTCTTTTTTAAGTGTGTTCCAACCAACAGGTCTGTCTTTTGTTGGTAATGCTTTAGTATAATCTTTCAATTCAAAATAACTCATTTCTTCAAATGATTTTTCTTTTTTATCTTCAACAGGTTGAATTTCATCTTTTTCAATTAATTCTTTTAACAAATCAGTAATTTTAGTTTGTTCTATAACTAACATTTTCAATAGATCTCTTTCAGTTTTAAAATCCATATCCGAAAGTTTTATCATATCATCTGCTCCTTCTTTAAAAAAAGAGGGTATTTCTACCCTCGTTTTATTTAATAAACTATTCCTGTAATAACATCGCCTTCAACAAGTGCGTAAGTTCCACCTTTTGCGATTGTTAATACTGTGCCGCTAGCTGTTACGTCATAATCTGTAACCAATCTACCTACATTAGTAGTTTGGTCAAATATTTGTACTACATAACCGTTTATTTCTAAATCATCAGAAAAACCTGATATCCCTAAATCATCAATTACATCTAGCTCAACTTTAGTTGCTGTTACTTCTGCTGCTGTAATTACATGAGTAAAGAAGTTATTTCCTTTTACTGCGTTATGTGTTGTATAACTCATTTTTCAACTCCCTTCTATACTGTTGTACCTAGTCCAGGAATACCTGCAAACATACATCTCCAATCATTAGGAGCTGCGCCATATCTTCCTCTACCTCTCCAAATATTAGCGTCTGTGTCTGCATCAATTTCTGATTTGATAGTTAAATCAATTCTATCTATCCATACTAAACCTGCATAATTTTCATTCCATTCTGAATCTTGAATCATAAACCATGATTTACCCGCTGTCATTCCAGCTGGTGATCCTAAGAAAGTCCAAACAATAATATTCCATCTTCCATAGTTATAAGAAGAATCATTATCGCCTGTTCCTGGTTTGTAGTCTGCTCCTAACACTTCAAATACTTTTGCTTTGATTCTAGGATCATTAGGGATAATAATTGTATCAGGCTGCAAATTAAGCTTGTTACCGTCATCATCTTTAACGTTCTGCATTGCAGTTTCCATGATTGTTAAGTTCTCATAAGAAAACTCTAAATTATACAAGTTAGATTGTGCTGAAGTTTTACCATTTACTGATGGGTGATCTGTTGCAAATAATGCTTTACCGTCTGCACATGCAATGTCTAACCCTGTTTTCTTACCGAAAGTCATTGTTGTAGCAATACCATTAGTTAATAATGTACTTCCGAACAATTCTCTTGTTCTATGCCATGCATCAACAAGCTTCCCACCTTCTTTTTTACCAACTGATCCGGCTTTTCCGTCTTCCATTAAAGTTTGAGAGATTGAGAACTTTCTCTTAAATTCTTGAGGATAGATTACTTTGTCATAACCTTCTTGATAATCTGCTTCTGGATAGTTTCCGTTTTCCCCAACTATTTCAAAGTTTCCAATAGTTGTTTCATAAGTGAACTTCTCTGCAAAATTGCTTGAAGTTTCCATTGAGAAGATTTTAGGGATCATTGATTTCTCTTCCCATGCTTCGTTTTTACTTTCTATAAACATTTTAATTGGTTCTGCTGACTTACCATATGCTGAATCCATTACTCCGTTTGAAATTGATATAATCATTTAACTACCTCCTATTGTTCGAATACGCCGACAACTGTTGATGGTGTCAAGCCGTCTGTGTTCTTTACTCTAAATACGCCACTAGTTGTTGTTGCTGTTACTTTTAAACCGTCAGTATGTAATGTTACTACTGATCCTACTACTGATTGAGCTATTGCTTCAGTTGCAATTACTTCAATTTCATCAGTTTCTCTGATTACAGATACTGAAATATTTTGTTTTGCTGGTGTTGCTGCTTCCACGTCTTCATTACAAATATATTGTGCTGTTACTGTTGCACCACACTTTGTTAATGCTCCACCTGACATAACTAAAGCTTCACCTCTTGTAAATGTTTCTGCATCTGTGCCTGGTAAATATTTATATGGCTCTGATCCTGCTGCCAATCTTCCTACTATTCTAAACATTGTTGCCTCCTTTATTTATACTTTTTAATCAATGCCTTTATACTTGGAGTTTTACCGCTTCTTGATAATGAAGCATATTCCCTGTATAGTCCATCCGGATATGCTTTACCCGTTTTATCTTTCATAATATTTCTAAATTCTGAAAGTTCTTGATCTGATAATGGAGCTGAAATATTTGTGCTTCCACCACTGTTAGCAGTTTGTTTAATATGGTTCTTACCTGCTATCTTATTGATAGTGTCTTGTTTTACTTTTTCGGCTCCGTCTTTCAATATGGCCTCTTTATTTGCTAAAAAGTATGCTTCCGATACACTTAAACCCGATTCAGCTGCATATTTAAATATTTTTTCTGCGTTCGGTAAGTTCTTTACATCTTCATAGCTTTTAAGTTCAAGTCCATATTCTTTATTCAAATTATTGATTTCTTCTTTTTCACGTTGCTTTGCTACTGTTTCGGCACTAGCGTTTTTAAATTGTTCTAATTCTGATAAAGTTTGTTTGAATATTGGTGATTCTTTAATCAATTGTTCTAAATCGCCGGTTGTGTCGACTCCTTCAGCAATTCTTTCTTTAATTGATTCCATTTTTTCTCTTGCTCTTTGTTCACTTATTTGTTTTGTGAAGCTTTCAAAATCATTTACTCCAAATTCATCACCGTATTGCTCTTTGAACCAACTATTCATTTGTTCATTTTGTTTTTTGAATTGTTCTGCATTTCTTCGCATTTCTGCATATGCTTTATCTTTTTCAAAATTTCTACCAGGATCATCATCATTTAGTTCAGTTCCTGGATCATTAGGTCCGTTTGGCTCATTTATCACTTCATCAGTTTCAACACTAGGTTCAACGTCATCGTTGAAAAGTTGTAAATTAAATGCCGGCATTTCAGCGGCCTCTGCCATTTTTTCGCTTTGTAAGTTAGCGACACTTACCATTTTTGCGCTTTTCATAATTACACTTCCTTTTTCATATACTATTTAGATTTCTTATTAAATCCAACATTAGATGCTTTAGCTCTTAAATCTCCACCTTTTTCAACAGTACCTTTACCACTTTTGTTAGGCTTATTAATAGCTTTAGCTTCTTGACTACCAGCGTTTGAAATTTTATAACCTTTCATCATGTCTTTCACCTCCTGTTTTATTATTTGAGATTTTTGCGCTTTCTCTGCGAGCATTACATTTCATTTTCTATATTAGTTATATCACCGATTGCATCGAGTTGTTGTTCTGGCGGCATGTCTAAGAACGCTTGCATTTCTTCCGGAGTCATGCTTTTTAACATTTCTAATATTAACATTACGTCTTGTAATTCGTTTGATTCGTCTTGATCCTTAAATTGTTTTAATATATGTGATGCTTGCGGATAATTTAAACTCTCTAATATTTGGAATAGTTGTTTTTTATCAATAATGCCAGCGCTGGCCATTGCGATTGATTGTTCAAATATCCAAAGTTTATCAGATGGTAATTGGTTCCCTTGTGTTGCAGAAATAATGAAGTCAGTATTGTAAAACCATTCGCCTGCTTTATCTTGCATTAAGAATTCATATTTATTAAATTCTCCCCAATCGTCATTTCCATCTGGTGCTGTCATTATGAATGGTCTTGTTTCGTCATACATCGCTAGCATTAACTCGAAGCAACTCCAAAACATACGTCTATAAGCTATATATTTGTTTAAGTGACTAGAAGCTAGCCTTCCTTCTGTTTGTTGTATCTGCGCTAATTTTGCCCTTCCTGATTGTGCTGTAGTATCTGCTTGACCTTGAAAACTATCAGTAACACCGATTTGATCCTTTGCATTTCTTTTCTGAAATTCTATAAATTCAGCATCTTGCGTTATATTTGCTTTTAGATCCTTTACAGCAATCTGATTAATTAATTGTGTTTTTCCTTTAATTATTTGAAAACTTTCATTATTAATCTTTGCATTTATTCCGTCTGGTACTGTTAAGATTGATCCGCTCTTTAGCATTGTTTCTTCCATTTTAGATGAAACTTTCTTAATGCTGTCTTGTTGGTCCATGATTACTGAAATATCGCTGAAACCTCCAAAACAAAACTCTTTTGGTGTATTTATTCTTATTGATACCGGGTATGTTGTAGGTGCAAAGTATGGAATTTTAGTCCCTTTTGGTACAATTCTTTCTTCAATAACTTCTTCAACTTCTTCATTGATTGTTTTCTTTCCGTTATCATCAATAACAATGTTCTTTACAGTTTTTTCATATACTATAGGTTCAAGTTTCATGTCTTCAGTTGTTATTTCAAATTCTTGTATCTGATCAATTGGTTTCCCTCCGCATGAAGTACATAATTCATCTGTTGCATTCATTGGCTCCCCGCAGCTGCCACACACTTTACCTCTACGATAATAAAATTTCTCTAAGTCTTCTAATTCTGTATCATTTACATATACATAGCGGCCAACATCTCCGTCTTCATCTTTATAATAACAAGTAATTTCAGTTAATATTTTAGATTGATTTGATTTACTACCGTTTTTCGAGTTTATATTGTTCAGTGATGGGTATTTCTCTGTTGCATCTTCTAGCTTAACGCCATATCTTTTTTCTAAATATTCTCTTGATACCGGCATTGCTATGAAAAAGTAGTCCATATCTTCAATGCTATATACTTCCGGCTGCGGTATAAATTGTTTAGGATGTACTTTCCTGAACTCAATCTCTCCAAGTCTTAAATGATGCTTTTTGTCCGGGTTCCAAATTGTTTCGATGATTGAATAGCCTTGTACATATGTTGTCCTTTCATTTGAATCAGTTATTGAATCGAGATTGCTTTCATCAATTAAATGTTTAATGTAGTTCTCTACCATTTTAGCTTGATCGTTCCAACCTCTAAATTTTGATTTAACTTCTGGAAGCGGTACAACATTATCAACTTTGCTTTCTAATATTTCATAAGCAATATTATATACATTGTTAGCAAGCTTTGTTTTAGCTTTTGATGTACTATTTACATTTCTAAATACTTCTCTATTACCTTGAAATATCTTTTCTAATTCGTCTTTTTCACTCATATTATGAGAAGACCAGGCGGATTCAAATCTGCCTTGATACTTGCTGATTCTTTCTAATGCTTGAAAAGATTCTTTATCTCCGATTATCTTCGCTTTCGCCATCTGTGCCAGCCTCCTAAGCTTCATTTTCTGTTACCCATAACGATTTGCCTATTTTAACATTCGCTTTGCCTTTGTCTGCTATGATGTCTAATTCTCCCATGTCTACCATATCAAGGGAAATTTCTGCAAGTTCTTGTGCTTTCATTAGATTGTATATAATCATCTGCAAACCTCTTTCTTTTTCTCTGCTTTCTTGTAAGTCAGTTCTTAAGAAGAAATTCATTTTTTTTACTTCAAGATTCTCTTTGTTAATTTTGTCATAGCTTCTTTTAACTTTCTTATTCGCATTACTCATATTATTCCCTCCATCTTCCAATGTTTAATCAATTCGCCTCTCATGCTTTCTTTGCAATTATAATAATCTTCTATCCTGTCATCACTTAACTTATCAAAGTTTATTTCTATTTGTCCCAAAGTTTTACGCGTTGATTGCTGCGGCCTTGTAAAAATAGCAATTGCTCTGGCCATTATATGATCGTCATGCTTTCCTGCTTGCGCCTCTGGTCTTGCTTTAGCATTCTTAATAAATGTTAACGCTTCATCAAAGAACTTCTTACTTTTAAATTTATAAGGATTTTCTTCAACTTCTTTTTTAAGCAGTCCTAACATTTCGGGCCTTGTAAGTTTATTTGTTTGAACACCTAGTTTATCCATCAATTTACCTGTGAAGCTGTCTGGTGATCTCTCCCTAACATATATATTATCATACCCTAATCTTTGTATCTCTAACAGTGGAAACGTTGAGAAATTAATTTCAGGAGCTACAAGAGCATTATTATAATATCTACCTACTGCATACATCTGTTTTGCAAATAACACTTCGTCATTGTCAACTTCAAAATACGCTATATCTTCACCGGTTACGTTATCGATTACATAAGCTACGTTCATATCTGAACCATCGCCCGCTGTGTCTGCTGCTAGTATGTACGGTACGCCTCTTTCAACGTCTTTATACATTACAAGCGAACCAAATTTCTTTTTGTCTAATGTAATAGTGTTGTCTAAGATCATCTGATTCTTATATTCAAATTCTATGCTGCATCTGTTTTCTTTTATGTTTCTTAATTGTTCAATTCTATTTATAATTATTTGAGTATCAAAGAAGCTGCGGCCTGATGCAATAAATGCTTCATCTGGTGTTGATGGAAATTCTTGTTTCATCATGTCAATGTCTTCGTCAAGCTCTCTATATTTGAAGTGCCACCAATTAATCTTTTCTATCTTTAAATGTAAACCGTTTTTTAAAAACAATTCATATTCAGATAGTGACTTGATGAAATTTTCTTTTTCTTCTTCTGAATGAAATTGCTGTTCATACTCTTTGAAGTCATGCCAAGCGAAAAACATCGGTGTCCATTCGCTATTTCCATCTGTTGCATTATCCCATAACTCTTTGAAATCATTGAAACCATTTGCTGTGCTTTCTATTACTACCCAACTATCAACTATTCGTGGTACTGATGCCAATGCACCTGCAAGCTGCCGCTTAGGGCTGTTATTCTCTTTGCCTTCCCAAAATGCGAACTCTGATAAATGCATATAATGGAAAGTGTCACCTCTTGCGATTCCATTCCCTGATGCAACTTGAACAACTATCTTTGAGTTTAACACTCTGCCTGATCCTTTATAGTTTGAAGGTTCTGACAATACAAGCTCTGTTGAATTGGATGCTTTTTTAAGTGGTTTATGTTTTAAGTTGTCATACATGTATTTAGCTTTTGAAAATATACTCGCTACCGCTTTTGAATCATGGGCCACTATTAAAGCATTTCTATTTTCTGTATTAGCCACTTTATACATCATTCTTGCTTGTTCATTAGTTGATACCCCTTCTTGTCTTGCTTTCAAAACAATTATTCGTGGCGGTATCCCTTTCGCTTTGATTTCTTCTATCTTCTTATTTATTTTTTTTTGAATTTCATTCTCATTAAATAAAATTCTTTCACCATTCTTATTTATAATATGTATTTCTTCTGATGCAAATTCTTTAAAATTCCTTTGACGTCTTGCTTTTTCTTCTAACAATTCAAGATATTCTATTTGTTCTTTTCTACTTAAATTAGTTAGATTCATTTTATCACCCTTTAATTTTGCTTTGGAGCAATTTTATTTTTTCAGCTAGTTCTTTATCAGTCAAATTGTCTTTTACTTCCAGCGTTCCATTTAGTTCTATTTTATCAGTAAACATTTTTTTATATTTACCCAACAATTCTAAAGACTTTAAAGCTCCGCTGTGTTCAAATTTCCATACACCTGTATCTATCAATTCATCATTTACTTTAACCATTACCTGCTGCTGCTGCATGCATCTTTCTTTTACCTCTATTATATCTTTTAATATATCTTCTACTGTTAACATAAATTTTTCTTCCATCTTTTTATCTATCTTATCTTTCAATTCATTAAACCTTGCTGACACCTTGGGAATATGAAACGTTCTGCTTGCTGATTCATCTACTGATTTATCTTTCCAATGGACAGAACTAGGATAAGCAATTCTATAAGCTTTTCTTTGTGTCATTTTAGGTAAAAGTAATTGCTGCACATATAGTTCTTGTTTATCTGTTAATTTATCTGATCTAGCACCCATCTGCTTCCCTCCTATCTAACCAAACATTTGTTTTAATATCTTCTATGTTAAGTTATAGCAACTTATTAATTTTCAACATCTAGTTCTTTAAATATCTTTAACATTTTAGGAAATATCCTTGCTATCCAATCTATTGTTTCTTCGTTATGTATATGATTTATTGTATCTATTCCTGATTCATGTAATATTGCGTGAATGATCTCATGTCTTATTACTGAATTTTTATATAGTTCTAGGTTCTTTAACTTTCCTTCACCACCTATTAAC